CTGCGGGCCGGGGAGATGGCGGGTCGGGTGCCAGGCGTGCGGCAAGTAACCGGCGTTCGGGCAGACCGACCGGAACTGTTCGACACAGGTGCGCTCGTTCGTCCAGCAGCCGTGCGCGATCTGCGCGACCTTGAGTTCCTTCTCGATGTCGTAGGGCGACTCGGTGAACAGCACCGTCACCAGCAGCCCGGCGCGGCGCATGAGCACCAGCACGTCTGGGTGCAGATACATCGCGCTCACCGCCACGACCGCATCGACCTGATACCGCAGGGCACGCTCGAGCGCGCCCATGCTGGCCTGATAGAGCATGTCCGAGAACGTCGGCTTGGGCGTGTCCGGGTTCGTGCGCTTCTTGATGCGCCACGCGTTGTGCAACCACCGATTCGCGCCGCTCAGCCGGCCGTCGAGGGCGTACTTGATCACCTCGACGCCATGGGCCTCGAGGCCGTAGATGAGTCCGGCTTCGACGTCCGCAGTGGACCACGACGCGCCGGGATGAATCACCAGCAGCTTCATGATGTCGGGCTGGCCTTCACCACCCACATGACCCCGCGATGCTGCCAGTTGACCGGCCCGTCCGCCTCGACGTAGCTGACGCGCTCTTCCCGGCGAGAGCACGAGATGCTGTAGCCCGTTACCGTCAACGCCTCGAGCACGGCTTCGGCGCGGTCGCTGGCCGCCTGGGCGTTCACGGGCGACGTCGACGGCGAGACGAACTTGACGAGGTAGCGGCACTCTTCGAACGCGCGCCCAGTGAACGCGTAGACGTCCCCGGCGATCTGCAGCGTGACGACGCCGAAGACCTCCGTGGGGTCTTGCAGCGCGGACGAGACGACGGCTTCCGGGGCCACGTCGCGGAACACGCCACCTGGCGCCAGCGTGGCCAGGGTGGCATCTGCCTTCAGGGCAGTCATCACGCCGATGTCGAGCGCGGCGGCGCTCATGCCTGGCCTCCGAGCGAGCCGCTGAATCCACGGGTCTTGACCGCGCGCACGTAGCTCGTGATCTGCTCGATCATCCGCTCGCGCCACCGGATGGCCCAGGGCACGAACGTCGGCTTGGCCGGCATGCTGCCGCGGTTGGCGCCGGTCTCTCCGCTGAAGCGGCGGACCGTGCCGAGTTCGAACAGGTGCGCGTGCCGGGCAGTGCTCTTGACCACGTAGACCCGCGGGGCGATGCGCTTCATGCGGACGCCGTCGCGCAGGTCGCCGTCAGCCGCTGGGTAGCGAGACGGCAGGTCGGCGGCGAACAAGGACGCGTTCGCGGCCACGATGCGGTCGGTCTCTTCCGCCACAGCTTCGCCCAGGGCGGCCAGATCACGGCGCAGCTCCGACACGTCGAGGCGAATGGAGGCGCTCACGACGCGCGCTCCTCGCAGTCGAGGACCAGCGTGCGGTCGCGCTCGCCGTCGTTCTGCATGCCGCGGATGTAGAGCGTGCGAGTGTCCTTGAGCCGCACCCGGTGCTGCGGCCGCACGTCGGTGCGGAAGTCCAGGACCACGCGGTGCGTGATGGGCATGTCCTGCGTGCTCGCCGCCTGGCGCTCGGTGTTGGACGCGGGCGCCGGCGCGACTTCCGCCGGCACGCGCGCATACGTGGCCCAGGTGTTCACGTAGCCATCGCCGGACGCAGCACGGCCCGTGATGGCCTGCAGGTCTACGTATCGACGATTGCCTCCGCGGCGCTGGATCACAGGTCCACCCTGAAAGGCCACAACAGCCACTCGTCACCCTGGGGGGCGACACTGGCGATGGTGCCGACGACGACGCCTTCCTGGTTGGCCAGGCGCGTGCCGATCTGCAACTTGATGGCGAGCTTGATCTGCTCGGGCACATCGGCCGGCGAGTCGCCATACCCTGCGATGAACCGCACCGTCACGGCGTCGGGCACATCGCGGGTCGATGGCCATGTCTGGCCGTAGGCCGGGAACACGCGCGCCGGCATGGCCTTCGGGCCCTGCGGCAGCGAAGAGGTGTAGAGGGATGGGCTCAGCGTCTGCGTGACGCCGGCCGTGTCCACGTAGGTGATGCTCGTGACCGATTGCACCGGGGGCTTCGGCAGCTCGATCGGCCCACACGGGAACCCGCAATCGAGCTTCAGATCCCAGGTCTGCGTGTTGAACGCGCGCCCAGTGAAGCCTTCCGCCCACTCGCGGACGGCGGTGATGGTGGCCTGAAACCACCCCTCGCGCTCGACTTGGTCACCGCTAAAGCTGACGGCCACCTGCGCGTCGAGCACGTCCACGGGCTCGACGGTCGGTCCAGTCACGAGCCAGAGGGACATGCGGTCACCGCACCCAGAGATAGACCGTGCCGCCCTTGGCGGCGCCCGCGTTCGACACCTGCAGGTCGAGCTGCTGGGTGCCGTCGTGGTAGTAGCGGTAGAGCGTCGTGGTGCCGAACGACGGCACCTTGATCGTCGAGACCGTGCCGCTCAAGTTCGCGCCAGCGCCGGCGAGGACGTCGACGCCGCTCGTGTCGTTCAGCACGATGTCGTAGAGGTCGGTCGGCGCCGTGCCTCCGCCATCGGGCACGAACTTGGCCTGGAGCAGTTCCCCGGGCGTCACCGAGAACAGGTTGGCGCTGACGGCGCCGCCCGCGGTCGACACCCAGGCGATGGTGTATTTCGTGACGCCGGCCGGCTGTCGGACGGTCGCCACCGTCACGGTGCCGGCCGCGTCCCCTCGGGACGTGGCCAGCACCACGAGCATGAGCACCGCGCCGAGCGCGCGCGCGAACGGGGTGCGCATGGCTACGAGGCCACCAGTTCGTAGGTCAGGATGGCGTCGATGTGCGTCGCCGTCGCCAACGTGCCGTTGGCGTTGATGGTGATGGCCGTGTTCGCGTCGCACGTGGCGAACGACGCTCCGTCCGCCAGGACCTCGGCCGACGCGTCGAGCCGCGCCGGCACCGACTAGCCCAGCGACGCGATGGCCATGGTGACGAGCTGGACCACCGAGGTGGCCTGGGTGCCCGCGACACGGACCGATGTGGCGGTGGCCGCGGCGCCCCCGACCGCGATCAGCACGACGTCGATCAAGCGATACGCGTAGCCGGCGACGGCCGGCAGCAGCGTGGCGCCCGCGTTGACGTTGGCGGTGGTGGTCCGCACGCGCTTGTTCAGCACGCCCGCCGTCACATTGAGCAGCGTGTTCGTGCCGTCGAGCTTCGCGATGGTGTTGCCCGACTTGTCCTTGAAGAGCAGGTCGCCGTTGACCCACTCCGACTTCACGTTCGTGTGCGGCATGACTGGACCCTTTCCATTGCGGAGCGCCCCGTGGCGCCCCGCATTTCAGGTGGCGGTGGTTCCGCCTAGATGACCGACGCCGGGATGTTGCCGGCGTCGCGCGAGTCGCACTCGGCCGTGCACGACACCAGCAGGACCGAGGCCGCGTTCGACAGCTCGGGCGTGAGCCAGGGCGTGGCATCGGGGATGGCCTGCGCATCGAACTCGATGATCAGCATCCGGTTGTCGTAGGTCGCCGCGGTGAGGGTCAGACCGCTCGAGGCGACGGCGGTCTCGGCGCCGAACTGGTCGGCCGTCGCCGCGGCCTGGTCGGCCGCCGACAGCCGGTACTTGAACGCGACGGCGGTGGTCTTCGCTCCCGCGGTGGCGCCGGCGTAGAACTTGAGGACCGCATCGCCCGTGATCGCCCCGAAGGCGAACTTGTAGGCGATGCTGTGGACCTTGCCCATGTTGACGGAGTCGCCGTCGAGGCCGGCCTCCGCGTCGACGGGCTTGATGATGTAGGGGTGCGCGTACTGCTCGCTGAATCGCATGGTCCTGATCTCCTCGGATGCCTGGGTTCAGTGCCTACGACCGCGTGGCCAGCACGACGAACGGCGACAGAGTGTTGGAGCCCTTGAAGGGCGTGAGCGCGGCGCGCGGCACGGCCTGGCCGTCGACGCGGTAGAAGGCGCGGAACGCCTGCTCGCCCTGGGCGAAGTAGACGTGCATCGAGCTGGCCTGCTCCACGCCGCCCTTGCGGATGACGCGGTACTTGCTCAGGTCGACGAGGCTGATGTCGCCGACGGTGCCGACGGTCTCGGCGTACTCGACCGGGATGACCGGGCGGCCCTTGATGGTCAGCACGCCTTCGGGGCCGTAGTTGACGAAGCGCGGCGCGGTGCCGGCGGTGCCGATGGCCTGGGCGAGCTCGTCGAGCTGCGGTTCGCAGTCGACGTTGATGAGCCACACGGAGTTCTTCTTGGACCGCGCCGGCATGCGCGCCCACATCTTCGAGAGGTTCGTGGTGTTGATGGAGGCCGCCGCCTGGCCGGTTTCCTTCGCCACGGTGACGAGGCAGGCCGCGTTCAGGAAGCCCTGCATCGCGTTGGCGCCGTTGCCGCGGAAGACCTTGTTCTCGGTCTGGAAGATCAGCTCGTCGGTGAACGCGCCGGACAGCTCGCCGCCGAGGGCCGTCGCGTCCTGCAGGAGCTCGTCGGTCATGACGCCCAGGGCACCGACCTTGCGGAGCTTGAGGTCGATCCGCGCCAGCTTCATGGCGCTGGCGGTGGGCGCCTGGCCTTCGTCGACCCAGTAGCCCAGGACGCCGCTGCCGCGCGAGCCGTCGGCGCGCGAGGTCTCGTCGAGGATGTTGTAGCTGATGGAGTTGCCGCCGATGGTGCGGACGTCGCAGCGGCTCAGGATGTCGCCGGTCTCGTACATCTCGCGCTCGATGCCGGGCGCCACTTCGTGCGGCACCGCGAAGCCCATGCTCGAGTCGACCTGCGTGCCCATGCCGGTGGCGGCCGCCATCAGGCGCACGTCGGGCTGGCCGCTGGCGGCGGCGCGCACGGCCAGGGCGAAGTTGCCCAGGGCGGTGTGCTGCGCTTCGCGCACCAGGTGCGGGGCCGCGTTGGCCGCCAGCTGCGGACCCCAGGGGCGCAGCTCGGCGCGGTCCTGGCCCATCTGGATGGGCGCTGCGCCGGCGGCGCGTTCCTCGTCGGCGAACTTCTGCGCCATCGCCAGGCGCTCGGTGATGGTCGCGGCCTGGTCGGCCAGCGTGTCGAGTTCGGTATTGATGGCGGTGAGACGCGACTTCTGGTCGGCGGTCGGCTCAGCCACGGCCAGCAGCCGGCGGCCTTCGGCTTTCAGCTTGGCCTGAGCGGCGGCGTTGTCCGCCGCATCCTGCTTCAACTGCTTGATGTTCATGTCTGCTCC